CCTTATAATATCCGTGAGACTTGCATATTCCTGCAATTTTCATCGTCCGCCACGCATCATTTGCATTAGCATCTGTAACATATTACCACCACCACCACCACCTTGCGGTCTAACCTGTGGAACACGTGGAATCATAGAGGGTTGCATACTAGATGGGTATCCCTTACCAGAAGCCTGCCATTTTGGCGGAGCGTAAAAGGTTCCGGGCGGGTTACGGCTAAGTTTATAGGTATGACCGGGAGCTGGTCTCATTACCGGCCGATTTTGCTTAATCCTCCCAGCTAAACGAGGCATTCCTAGTTGAAGATGAAGTGGAGTGGGTGGCCCCTGTGGCTGCGGCATAGGTGGCCCCTGCATTCCTCTCGCAGGTGGTTGTACCATACCCTGTGGTGCTGGAACCTGCTTCGCCATAAGATTCTTTTTGCCTTCAAACGTTAGCTGCGCAGGATTGGCTACCTGTTGCATTATCAATGGCAATAGTACCTTCAACATCTCCATTAGCTGGTTTACATCTACCTCTCCCTGTTTCTCTCCAAACACCTCTAGTGCCTGTGTACTGCTGTCTTCTTGTCCTTGACCGTACGCCATCGCTATTTTCCTCTAGTCTCGTACCACTTAGGACGATTTCCCAAATGATACAATATTACCAAAATTACTAATATTATCCATAATAAACATCTCACCTAGTGGTGGAAAGAAGTACAACCCTCTAGCCACCTTGTTCTTTAGGGGCAAGCCCTTTATACGACCTGCCCCACAGTGAACAAAACTGTTAATCCCTATTGATTAGGACTAAGCTGAAGCAGATTCTACCACGACAACCGTAGCAATTGCTACTGGAACATAACCGCTTAAATGCCAGTTTGTTCCATCAGACACGACAGACATTCTCAAACCTTCAGTGGCTTGAGAGACTGAACCGTCTATGGTTATCTTAGATAGACCATCAACATCGTCAACTGTGCTGTTAGCAGCACCTGCGACAATGTACCCATATATATCTGTATCATTATCTCCAGTCGTCAATACGAAATCAGCATCATCGTCTGAAGCCACCGTATAGGTGAAATCATAGAAAACGCCCTTAGCACCTGATACTTCAGGTAACGTAAGTGTCACGTTATTATCGACTGTTGACATATCCAGATAAAAGAGAGTACCTGATTCTTCATCGTGTAACGTACGAGTTACCGCTGAAGCATTAGTAATGGACTCTGTTGGTCTACGAATAGCATTAAAATCGCCAACAGAACCAGATGCTGAATTTATCTGTGATAGATAACTCATATTATGCACCCTCCATGTTGTAAAGCATGTGAGCTTCTGGCAGTGTTATTTCCAGACCAGCTTCCGTAAGAACCATGTCCTTACGTAAGTCTTCGTCCGGTGCCTGCACGTTAGTCTCAACATACGTATCGCGATTAATACCATTACCAACAAGAGGTCTGTAAGCTAGTTTGCCCATATCGGCAATAAGCAAACACCCTGCTGATACACCTCTAAACAAAGGCTCTTTCACCATATGAAGATTACCGTGAACGGTTTCAATCTTCATAATGTTGTGACCAAATGCGCCTTTGCTGGCTGAGAAGTTGTACCTGTGTTCATTAGCAATTGACATATCAACAAATCCAGTAGAACTAAGTTTGTTAAAGATTGTAATTGCAGGTAATGAAGCAAGCACGAGCTTATCCGCACTGCCACCACGGGCAGGGTCAAACAAGACTTCCATATCACCAAGAATGACGTCATATGACATGCTTGCCACCGAGCGATAATAAGGAACTCCAGAGGAGTAACTTAACGCCGTAGCATCTGTCATTTGAGCTGTACCATTCTTAACAATATGACCGACTAGGCCTTCAGTGTACTGAATAGAGTTCTGACGTGCCCGTTGACCGAACAGCATCGCTCTTTCAATATCTACCTTATGCTCACGAAGTTTAAGAGCCCAGATACGAGACCACTCGTCAGCATACCCACGATAGCGGGTAGCAACAGCGGTATTCGACATCTCAGCGGCTGTCTTAAAAATCTGAGTATAGCCAAAGTCATCTTCAATCTCGCTAGACCAAGCATCAGGAGCACCTGTGCCTTCTGCGAAAGATGTACCAATTACTTGACAGCGGTCTGCATCTGAGACTGTTGTAGTACCAGATTGGTTTGAAGTGCTAATGCACGTAGCGCTGAACGTAGTGTCCGCACTATTTGCAACAGGAGAAGAGATTACACGAAATTGTGTTAATCCCCAACCATCAGACGAATCGTCCACGGTCTGTACACTAAATACCATACCTTTAACAAGCCAACTAACCCGTCCGGCAGTAGAGCTACTACCAGTAGCACTCTCTACCGTAAAAGCATAGTCAGAGCCAGCGGCGACGGTACCAACGGCACCATCAACGAAGAACTCTCTACTTGTCCAGTCTATTTTAGACCGATTCTCAAGAAATCGGAAAACAGGGTCATCTGTAGGGACTTTTGCAACCTTGCTCAAGTAAACAAAGAACGGAGACTCCTCGGGAGCCAATTCAGCAACCCTATCGCCAAAACTATATAGTCGACGACGGTCTGGAGCCTGTCCTACACCAGCGCTTGTTGCCGCTGCTGTGATGTCACTTGATTTTTTTACACCAGTTGTAATAGCCATTTTATATTCCCCTTAAAAAACGCGTCCTTTATTGTCTGCCGCTACGATAGTATCAAATACCTTGTCAGTCTCGTTCCTTGGAATGGAACCTGAGCTGCTGACCGCACCTGCTGTCTTAGGGGCTGACTTGGACGCTCTAACTGCATCCAACGAAGAAGAAGGCTTCGACCCTTCCTTCTTATTATTTCGCTGAAAAACATCAACTAAGGTATCTACAGACAACTGGTCTTTGGGTTGGGCATAGAAATCAATAAAGTTCGTAGCTTCTTCCTCAGACATGTTGTAAGTGCTTTTGAGTTCACCTACCAAGTTATTCATAAATACCTGCTCTTGTAACGCACCAAAATGACGCTGCATTGTTTCATCTACTCTATTCTGCTCTATCGCCTCTCGATGGCGATAGGACTCGGAGTCTGGACGAAAAAAAGCGTCCCAAGGATTGAACTCATCTTCACCGAACTCTTCCTGCGGGTTGCTCACCTGAGCACCATTAGCAGGAGCCGTCTCTGGACTAAGATTGTTTTGGATTAAACCAACTAAATCTGGACGGCTCTCTAGCAGACTGACCAAGGGAGCATAGCGTTCCCAATCCTGAAGTTTGGCTTCCGCCTTATCCTTCATTGATTGGAACTTCTTTGCCTCCGTTTCCCAGTCCTCTCCTAAAGTCTCGTCCTCAACCGCATCTTCCTCATAAGCCCCTGCCATTTCTTCTACAATGTCAGAGTCTTCCTCCATACCTGAAGCGGCTTCCACAAACGGGTCGGCTGATTCTTCAACCACTCTATCTTCTGTGCTTGCTGTCATGTCGTATCTCCTTCGATGTTTCCGAACTTTATGGCTAGACTTTTAACAAATCTCCAAGTCGGAACTTCACCTATGTTCACGCCTGACCTTTCTCTGAGGAGATAATGCTTTTTAATTCACTCTCCCCAATCTTAACGGCAGCGTCAAGCTTTGCTGCCTTAACCTTCCTGTCAGCCTGCATCATAGACTCCACCTCTGCCAGATTGCGCTTCGTCTTTTCGACGGCGGTCTGTTTGCGGCTCGAAACCGCTTCGCGAGTGGCTGTCTGCAGGTCACCGGAAAGGTCTTTAATCTTTTCGTCTAACTGTCCAATATGTTTTTTTAATTGTGCTACTTCATCCATTCTTTGTAATATACCCTCTTTATCAAATATCTCTGGATTCTTCTTGAGAACCTCTCTCCTGTCAACAAGACCGAGCTGGAAAGCTTCAAGATAAACACCGTAGATAGCCCATTTACTCTCAGGTAGGGTAGAACCGGGCTGTATTCTTACATCGTGCTGCCCTATATTTAACTTGTCCTTTTGAATATCATTTACCGCCCCACTGGTATCGTCGTACATATTCACCATGACATCGGTAAGGTCGTTATTTGCCTGTGAAAGGGCAAACATTTTCGGGAATGTATAGTGTCCTTTAGCCAGACAATAAAGAACTCTGCCAAGTCGATTGATACTGAACTCAATATCCCTTAACTTGGACTTCGGCCTGTCGCTTCCAAGGGCAACCATACGCTCCGTACCCTTGGCAGTCTCGGGTGATTTACCCGGAAACCCGTGCATCATCTCTGGAACGCCAAATATAAAATCTATATAGAACTCAGCCTGCTGTATAAGCCTGTAAAACTCGGAAGCCAACGGCTGTGGAGCGGGGTAATGAGGTTCGCCCTGACTCGTATCAACCTCAATAACGGCATTGGGGTTTGCCCAATCCCTTTCAAGGTCTTCTAGGTTATCAACGGAGCCAATAGGTACAATCAACTTCAATCCTGCAGATGCCTGAGCGTGGCTCAAGGCAAGCGACCAAAGCCTATTAAGAAGCTTTTGCATCGGCTTACAACGAGAAATATCTGATTTTGGATAGGGAGTCCCGGTATAGATATTGGGAAGGGGAACAAGCGGATAAACGTCCGTATTAAGAACGGTCTCGTAAAGCATTGTCCCACCAATACAGGCACTCACCGCTATACGATTCTGAAGAATCTCCTCAAACTCCAATAGCCCCCGCTCGATAGCACCGGGATTGTCCTCAATAAGAGTCGTAAAAGCCTCTTCGTCAAGAACGGTCTCCTGTGCCGTCTTAGCGTCTACAACCCGGAAGAACGGAACCTTCGTCGGATAGAACCTTTCAAGAATCTGATACTTCTGAACACCGAAATCTTTGTCTTTTGCCTCATACGGAGTAAATACACTCATTGAGTTAGTGTTCTGGGCTGCCGGGAAATCCTCTTCAATATAGGACTCAATGTCATTAATGGCACCCGGAATCACCTCTCCACTGTCAGCGTCTATTTGGTCTCCCAAATGCGGGTAGAGGTTGACGACCTGCTCACCTGTCAGTATAGTGGAAAGAATGATGCCCTCGGCATCAGTAAACCACCTGTCCCTGCAGTCAGGTGGAACGTATACACGAAACGGGTTGACATATGTAAACTTGACGTCACCTCTACCAAAGTCTGATTCTTGGTCAATATAGGCGTACAAGTAGCCAAGCCCTGTAACAGCATAGTCCGTAATGGCCTGTTTCATCTGAGTATCCCCATCGGAGATGTCCCAGACATAACCAAGAATGGTTCGCCACACGGCAGAGACCTTGGCATCAGAGTCTTCTCTAGGAAGCACCGTAAAGACGGGAGGCTTGGCTGTGAGTACGCTTTTAAGTTTATCTATTGCAGGGGAAATCCTGTCCATGGGGACGTCTGCCTGATTGCGAGAAGACAAATCAGCTGACTCCTCCTTAGTAAAATGATTGCCAAGGAAAAAGTCTAAATCCTCACGAGACTTCATATCCCAATCAGCGCGCGCATCTCGCCAGCGGCGAAACATCTGTTGATTCATTTCAGCTCTTGAGTCGGTTTCTAATGCCATGTATATATAATATAAGCTAAAAATGCCATTTTGTCAAGTCTTTTTCTTAAATTCTTGAGCCAGTAATCCAATTATATGCCTTTTTTGCAGAGTTTCTGCTCTTTTTTGTGCTGTCGGTATTATGAAACGCATCCAATGTAAGCCGTCCGCTCTTTGGGGGTCTCTGCCAAGCAAAGTAGTTTGCATAGTACATAGCATCCAGAATGTCGTCATTCCTAGCTTTTGGATGCTCAAACAACTCATCAACTATCTCTGTCATCTCACGTTTGATAAACAACTTCTTACTATTCACTATCGGCCCCAATGCTGTCTCAAGCCTATCCTCTTTCTTAATGCCTCGAGGTGGCTTAATACCCTTAAATAGTCCGGGCGCAAGACGTCTCTCTTTAACAGAAAGCCTGTCAGCCATGTCTCGAACCATCTCCTGAGCTGCAACAGTCTCAATGGTTACCCTGCGAAGCGGCTGGTACTTCTTTGCAATCTCTATAATCTTTTCAGGAATGTCAAAAGTGGGAATCCTCTCACGAAAATACTCAATAACATACCTGTTCTTATCCGCATCAATTCCCAGCACCAGTATAACTTGGTAGTCAGAGGAAGAGGTTGCGGTGTGTGCAACGTCAACCCCGATATAAACATTAATTGGAATGGCGTCATCCTTGGTTACAAGATAAGCAAACCCGTCCTTACCCTCAAAATGCCCAGTATAGTACTGCACCCTGTCAATCTTGAAGGCAGCGTTGGTTATGTCCCTAGCATCGTTAAGATACTCCTGAGAGAACTTGTTTACAAGACCAGCTTCAATAAACTCCTTACGCTTTGCTTCTAGCTTTGCAAGAGGAAATTGAGTCGTCCATATCGACTTTCCGTCCTGTATAGCACGATAGAACGTAACATCCCAAGAATGTGACCTTCCTGCTTCCTGCGCCTCATTAAAACCGTCAAGCACATTCTGAAGAAATGAGTCATAATGGACTATTGTCCCCAGTAACCATATCCATCCCTCATTACCGGGTGTCTCTTCCAGAGCCGGATAGACAGTGGACACAATCCACTTCTTAATCTCGGAACGCCTTTCCGGGGTCTTGGTATTAAGCTCGGACTCAAAGTCGTCAAGCACCACTCCAGTATAGCGCCTGTCAATCTCAGCACGACCACGAAGACGCTGTGTGGTTCCCTTGGCTATCAACCTGTCGCCCTTTGAGGTAACAATATCCTTCTCAGTCCATCGGTTACCAACCGAATCCCCGGCAAGGTTGCCAAAATAGTAATGAATGTACTTATTCATCTCAATATGGGTCTTGACGTACTTCAGGTGGTCAATAGCCTGTCCCTGCTCCTCTGCCACCCAAGCGATAAAC